CCAGAGCAAATTCCAGCACCACAGCAAATGATGAAAGACTTTTCATTACCTGATTCAAGTTATGGTGGTGGCAAAAGCGGTTCAGGTATAGACCCAAGCCCTATTCAAACTCCAGGTAATGGCGGTGGTGCTAACGGACCTGGTCTTGACCATCTAAAAGATTACGGACCTGTTGTTGATCAAATGAAACAATATGTTCAAAGTATGAGTGGTTTGATAGATCAAATCAACAGCAAGTTTTAAGGCTAAATAATACTATGGCAACTAAACCTGGATTATATGCTAACATTCACGCCAAGCGTGAGAGAATAAAATTTGGCTCTGGAGAGTCGATGCGTAAGCCTGGAACTAAAGGTGCTCCAACAGCCAAGGCTTTTACAAAAGCGGCTAAAACCGTTAAAAAAGGAAAAACGAAATGAAAGAAAATACATTATCTTGGATGAGCAACGGAGTTAGCAAAGGCTCTAACAAGTTCTCAGGTAATCAATCAGGTAAAACTGGTTTAACAAATGCTGGTAGAGGACCTACTGGCGGTGGCACAGCAATGCCAAGTTGTGGGTGTGAAATGACCGCTGGCAGCAAATTTCCACAAAAGCGTCAAGCAGTTGGTGATGGCAGCACTACATCAATGCCTAACCGTGGCAAAGAAAGTTTTAACTTCGGCAGAGGTCCAACAAAAGGAAACGCATAATGTCTAATCCACAAAGCAAACCAATCAACCAAAAGCGTGGTCCTACTACAGGCAACGCAGGCACAATGTCTAAACGCACAGCGTTTATGGATGCCAAATCAGCCAGTGGCAGCGAAAAGTCAGTATTAGCCAATATGGTGACATCAGCACTTGAGATGCGTGGTAGAGGACAAGCAACTAAAAGCAATCCTGCTTTAGAAGGCTTACATTCTAACACAGGTCCTAAAACAAATCCTACTGCTAACGGCAGTAAATTACCATCAAAATATAAAAAGTAATTTTGTAGGTTAAATAACAGAGCAGTCCAAGACTGCTCTTGTTTTGTATAGTTATGAAAGGAAATTGAAATGATAACAAGCAATACAGATAATCCGTGGAACGACAAACCACAGGCAGATACTACCATTGGCGTAGATTTCGCCAAACCAAAAAAAGCAGTAGCCCCTAAATCAGTGTCAAATGCTGAGTATGATTTAGAAGGTTTAATGACTGACTTTCCCACAGCCAAAGAATTAGAGCGTTTTGTTTTTGACGAAACAGGCATCGTTCTAAACCTAAAAGGCAGAGCAAATAAATTAAAATATCAGGTAGCAATGGACGCATTAAATGGCGTTGAGATTGACGCCAAATTCAAAGGTGCTGACAATCCTTATATTGATAAGGCAGAACTAATACCTGAAGAACCCTTAAAAGAAGTTCCTGAAAGAGATCCAAACTTACCTGACCGTAGCCAAGTCCAAAACTTATTCTATAGTCCTGTAGTTCCTCATCCTGATGCTGAACAACGAGCACAGGATAAAAAATGTCATATGTTGTTCCGTAAGTATAGAAACGGAATGATCAGTTATGAAGTTCTTGGACCACTTGAGCAAAAACCACACGGTGAAAAGATTGACAAGTTTGGTAGAACACGCCCAGAAATTATTAAATGGGTAGATCCACGCACAGGTGAGCAAACTATTGTCCGTGAAGATGGCACACTAACACCGCAGGGCAAACGCCTTCGTGGTATGATGATGACATTCAAAGTCAATAAGTCAAATCAATGGGAAGTATGGATTGACCGTGAGTTTATCAGTTTAGATGATAGCGTCCGTAATAACCCTTGGGACTTATCAAAATGACCAGCCGTGAAGCAGAGATCAAGGCAGCACAAGACGCTGCCAGATACAATGACACACTTATCTTACAAAAGGTAAATGCCAGTCATCGTATCGCTTTTGCTGACAAGTATCCAAATCAGGTTGAACATATCCTTCGTTTAATCACGGAGCGATTACAACTTGGTTTGACTAAACTTGAAGGCACTGACTTACAAAACCCCAAAACTTGGATTTTAAGTTGTGATGAGATAGAAAGCCTTGCTCAGGCAATGTTTTATGTTCATCAAATTAGACAAGACTTAAAGGCTGAATAATGTTAGGACAAGATGTATTGATGGCAAGAGCACTACGCTATAGCGTGGATAAACACGGTCTTACCACTGACGCACTTAAAAATATACCAGATTCATTACAAAGCCAACTAATGGATCTGGCTATAACCGTGACTGAAGATATGAAGTTTAATCAGTTAAAGTATTTTAGACCGTTTGAACATCAACTTAAATTCTTTGCCACAGGACAACACGAACGCAGAGGTATTCTTGCTGCTAATCGTATTGGTAAAACCGTATCTACTTGTTTTGAAACTGCTTGTCATTTAACAGGCTTATACCCCGACTGGTGGAACGGACATAGATTTACAAGCCCGATAACTTGTATGGTGGCTGGTGAAGGCTGGTCACAGGTAGCGTTGGTGCTACAAAACGAATTGTTAGGAAGCCAAGATGTTAAAATTACTGAAAACTTGGGAACTGGTGCTATTCCTCGTTCTTGTATTGTTGTTGATACTATGCGAAATGACGGTGCCAATTGTATCGGAGTGGAGATTAGGCATACTTCTGGCAGCAATAGTTATTTGCTTTTCGCAAATTACACTCAGGAGGTTCGTCAATTACAAGGTTTCAAACTCAATCTCGCAGTCTTTGACGAACAACCACCAGATGATTTCTTCAGTGAGATCGTCACTCGAACTGCTACTACGCAAGGAAAGATTCTCTGTTCATTCACGCCACTTAAAGGACTCAACGGACTTGTTAGCAAGTTCTGGAACAAAGAAGAAGGCTACAACTACATCAGGGTAAGTTGGGACGATGTGCCTGAATACGACCCTTGGGGTCAGCCATTCTTGTTAAAAGAAACACGCAGACAACTTGAACGAGATTATCTACCGCACGAGCGTGAAGCCCGTATCGCAGGTAAGCCTGTTATGGGTAAAGGTGCTGTGTTTCAGTTATCTGATTGGACAGCAGTGACTTACAAAACTGGTGAAGTAGATTTTAACAGAATGCCAAACATTCAACGAGTTATAGCACTTGACCTTGGTTTAGTAAATGACAAGACGGTTATCAGTTTAATGTATTGGGAGCCGAACGAGAAAACAGCATACTTACACAGACAGATTGTTATACAGGGTGTAGAAGAAGCCGTGCCTACTCAATATGTCAATCACTTGTTGCGACCTGAAGTATTTGGCACACCTATCGTATTACCAGCAGACGCTTCAACAAAAGGCAGATACACGATGAGTAGTAGCAGTATTCGTGAGTTGTTTGAAAGTTATGGACTGAATGTTTATGAAAACGCTATTATGAATCCACCAGATCAGTATGGCAAACAAACAAATCACAAAAGTTATGGTATCAACCAGATGCGACAGATGTTTGAGATGGGAACTTTTTATGTAAATGAAAACTGCTCAAACTTTTTAAGCGAAGCACAAAACTACTTCGTTGATGAAAAGGGCAGATTCAGTGACCCAGATGATTGTATAGATAGTTGTCGTTATGCTATTATGGCAGTATTACAAGGCATAGCAGAACCTTTTGATGGTAGAACACCGCAACAGCGTTTTGCCGCACAGCGTGAAAGATATGTTAAATATGATGATAGTCAAAAACCAAGTTGGAAAAAGACTTACTCAGCAGAATAAGGAATTGAAATGAAGATTTTTATTAGTATAGCAAGTTATAGGGACCCGCTGTTAGCAAACACCGTTAAAGATGCCTATGATAACGCACACCACAAAGATAGTCTGGTGTTTGGTATAGTAGATCAAAGTTTTGGAATGGAAACATTTGATCCTGGTTATTTTAAGTTTAACAAACAAATAAGATATGTTAGGATAGATCCGCATTTAAGCCGTGGTGCTTGTTGGGCAAGACATATGTGCCAGACATTATATAACGAAGAAACTTACTATTTTCAAATAGATAGTCACACAATCTTTGACAAAGACTGGGACTTATATTTTATCAATCAGTATAGACATTTAGAACAATATCACGCTAATCCAGTTATCACAAGTTATCCATATCCGTTTGATATTATAGACGGAGATTTAACCAACTTAAAAAAGGGACAGACAACCACAGATTGTATGATGTTGGCTGTAAATGAAGAACATACATTTAAGAACGCACAAGAACAACACGCTTCAATTCGTGGAACTTTTGTTAAAAAGCAAGAACCCAGTCACGGATTTTTAATAGCAGGAGGATGTTTGTTTGGACCAGGTCATTTAGTAGAACGAGTGCCTTATGATCCGCATATCTATTTTAGTGGTGAAGAATGTAGTTATGCTTTAAGATTATGGACACACGGCTACAATATATTTCATCCTTGTAATATGCCAGTGTATCATCAATATGTTGGTAAGTATAGAAACAAGGCTTGGTCAGATAAAATGATAGAACCACACGCACAAACCAAATGGCACGAATATAGTCAGGCTGGTAAAAGCCGTAGTTGGAGAGTGACCACAGGCAAAGAACTTGGTATATATGGATTAGGCACTAAACGCTCACTTAAACAATATATTGATTTTTCAGGATTAGATTACATCAACCAAAAATATACAGACAAGAAAGTCAGTGAATTAAATTACAAGGAACCAGTATGAAATACACCCGAGGACCAGTTAGCACAGACAGAGAATTTGTG